ACGGCGGGGGCGTTCAAAACCAACGCAAACCGCACTTCCTCGCACACGCGCACGGAGCGACCATGACCCGACGCCAGCGCATCGACAGCGCGACCGGCGCCGTGGCCGTTATGCTGAAGGCGGCGAAGCGCATCAATCCGCCGGCTCATGCTCCGCTGGACGATGACGCTTTGCCGTTCTGGAACGAGATCGTCGCGGCCCGCGCGCATTCGGAGTGGAACGACCACGACCTGACCTGTGCGTCTGACCTGGCCAACGCGATGGCCCAACTGGTCGAGAACCGCCGGATGCTCCGGGCTGAGGGCGAGGTGTTGGAGACCGAAAAGGGGTCGAAGTTCGCCAATCCGCGGGTCTCGGTCGTTCACGGTCTGCACGCCCAGATCAAGTCGGCCCGACAGTCGCTCTACATCCATGGACGCACGGCCGGACGGGTCGAGGACGTGACGCGCCGCAGGGCTCAGGCCCGAGAGATTGAGGCGGGAAGCCCGCTGGCCGGTGACGACGAAGACCTGCTGGCGCGTCCGACAGTCCAGTGACGCGCGGCGAGCGGGTCGTCCGCTTCATCGAAACCTTCTGCCGTGTTCCTGAAGGGAAGCTGGTCGGAAAGCCGATCCGGCTCGACGGGTGGCAGAAGCGGTTCATCCTCGAGGTCTACGACAACCCAGCCGGGACACGGATCGGCATCCTGTCGATCGCCCGCAAGAACGGGAAGTCGGCGCTGATCGCGGCGATCATGCTGGCGCATCTGGTCGGACCCGAGGCGCGACAGAACAGCCAGATAGTCTCCGGCGCCCGGTCGCGAAAACAGGCGGCGGTCGTCTTCAACCTTGCTGCCAAGATGGTTCAGCTATCCGACCGGCTGCGCCCCATCGTTCGGATCGTGCCGTCCGGGAAGACGCTGCACGGCCTAACGATGCACACCGAGTATCAGGCGCTCGCGGCGGAGGCCGGCACGGCCCACGGGCTTTCTCCGGTCCTCGCTATTCACGACGAGATGGGCCAGGTCCGGGGCGAGCTCGACGCGTTTATCGAGGCCATCGAGACCGCTCAGGGCGCCTACGACGACGCGCTGCAACTGATCATCTCCACCCAGGCACCCAACGACGCCGATATGCTTTCGATCAGGATCGACGACGCGGAGCGGTCCGGCGACCCCACCATCGTCAGCCACGTCTACGCGGCGCCGGAAGATGCGGAACTGCTGGATCCCCGCGCGTGGAAGGCGGCGAATCCCGCGCTCGGATCGTTCCGGTCTGAGGTCGAGATCACGAACAAGGCGGCCGAAGCGGCGCGGATGCCCTCGGTCGAGAACAGCTTTCGGAACCTGTACCTAAATCAGCGGGTGACGCGGCACACGCCATTCGTCAGCCCGTCAGTCTGGAAGGCCTGCGCCGGGTCAGTCGATATGTCGGCCTTCTACGAGGGCCCGGTGTTCGGCGGGCTCGACCTGTCCCTGACGACCGACCTGACCGCGCTGGTCCTGATCGCCCAGAAGGGCGGGGTCTGGCACGTCCTGCCCGTGTTCTGGACCCCTGAGGCGACGCTCGCTGATCGGGCCAAGAAGGACCGGGCGCCGTACGATGCATGGGTCCGCGACGGCTTCATGAGGGCCACGCCGGGGCCGGCTGTTGAGTACGACTTCGTCGCCCGCGACATCGCGGAACTGACCGAGGGCATGGACGTCCGGCAAATCGGTTTCGATCGCCACCGGATCAAGACGCTTCAGGCGGAGCTCGGACGGATCGACGTCGCCCTTCCGATGCTGGAGTTCGGCCAGGGCTTCGTCAGCATGGGTCCGGCGGTCGATCGCTGCGAGATTGAGTTCCTGCATCACCGGTTCCGCCACGGCGGTCACCCGGTGCTGACGATGTGCGCGGCGAACGCGATCATCGTTCAAGACGCAGCGGGCAATCGCAAGATGGACAAGTCCAAATCGACCGGCCGCATCGACGGCATGGTCAGTCTGGCGATGGCGATCGGCGTCATGGCTTTGGACGCGAACGAAGCCGAGGCGGCGTCTCCCTGGGACGACCCGAACTTCAGCCTGGAGGCGGCATGAGCTTTTTCGACCGCTTCCGCAGGGCGCCCGTAGAGGCGCGCTCGCTGGAGAACCCGTTGGTTCCGATCAGCAACACCGCGGCGCTGATGGCGCTGTTCGGCATTTCTGGCGGCAACCTGCCTACGGTGACCCCGGACAGTGCACTGACGGTGCCAGCGTGGGCCTGTGCAGTTGGTTTCCTGTCGCGGTCGCTTGGAAATCTCCCGCTTCACGCCTTCGCCGACAAGGGCGAGGCTGGTTCGGAGCGGGTCACCGGGAAACTGCAAAGGGTCCTGAACGAGGCTCCGAACCCGGAGTGGACCTCGTTCGGCCTGCGGACCTATTTCTGGTCGCAGGTCTTCGGCTCTTCGGCGGGCCGGGGCCTGCTCTATATCGAGCGCGTCGGCCGCAACGCGGACAGCCTCTGGCCGATGGATGCGACCCAGACAACGGTTCGCCGGGTCGCGGGGAAGAAGGTCTACACGTTCGCCGGCAAGGACTACGCAGCAGCCGACGTGATCGACGTGCCCTTTCTGCTGAAGGCTGATCAGCTCGGGTCGCATGCTCCCCTGACCATGGCGGGCAAGGCGCTGGAGCTGGCGCTGGCCATGGGCGACTACGCCTCCGGGTTCTTCGCCAATGGCGGCGTTCCTCCGCTGGCCCTGTCAGGACCCATGCCCGCCGGCGCCGACGCGCTGAAGCGGGCGCAGAACGACGTGAAGCGCGCCATCGACGGGGCCAAGTCCCGCGGTGAGGCGATCATGCCGATCCCCTCCGGCTACGAACTGAAGCCGGTCGGGTTCGACCCTGAGAAGGGCCAGATGACGGAGGCCAGGCGACTCCAGATCGAAGAGATCGGCCGGGTGTTCAGCCTGCCGCCGGTGTTCGTCGGAGACCTCACCCACGGGACGTTCTCAAACACGGAGCAGCAAGACCTCCAACTCGTGAAGCACGTCATCGCCCATTGGGCCAAGGCGTTCGAGGAAGAGTGCAATCTCAAAATCTTCGGCGCGCAGAACAACCGTCGCTACGTCGAGCACTCGCTGGACGCCCTGATGCGCGGCGACTTCAAGTCGCGGATCGAAGGTCTGGCCCGAGGAATCCAGACGGCCCAGATCACGCCAGACGAAGCCCGCGCGCTGGAAAACCGCCAGCCCTACGCGAACGGCGTCGGCTCAACCCCGCTTATCCAGGGGGCGACCGTGCCCCTCGGCTCTCAACCCAAGGACGGAGCGACCCCGCCCGCCGACGACACCGGAGGCCAGAGTGCCGAACAAACCGCAGGGTGAGACCCGTTCGGTCTCGCAGCCCGTTGAGCAGCGCGCGGACGGAAAGACAATCGCGGGCTACGCCGCGGTCTTTCGCTCGCCGACCAACATCGGTGGATATTTCACAGAGATCATCGCGCCGGGCGCCTTCACGAAGGCCCTGCAGTCGACAGACGTGCGCGCCCTGTATGACCACAAATGGGGCCGGGTTCTGGGTCGGACGAGCACCGGAACCCTGCGCCTGAAGGAAGACGACAAGGGGCTTTCGGCGGAGATCGACCTGCCCGATACGACGGACGGCCGCGACGTGCGCGCCCTGATGGAGCGCGGGGATCTGGACGGGATGTCGTTCCAGTTCAGCGCCGTCCGGCAGGAGTGGGACGAGACCACGGACCCGCCGACCCGGACTGTTCTGGAGGCCGAACTCTACGAGGTCTCAGTCGTGGCAGACCCCGCATACCTCGACGCGACCGTGGCGCTGCGAAGCCTCGACGAAGCCCGCAAGTCCGGAGCCGACGAACGCGCCGAGCACAACCGCCGGCAGGCGGAGGCGCGCATCGCGGAACGCCGCGCCGGCGCCGAACAGAAATTCCGCCGGATCAACGGCTGAACCCCTTCCCGCCTAACGGCGGAGCCCATCACCCGCCCTTGGGAAAGGCATCGAGGCTCGCCATCCCGGCGGGCCTTTTTGCTGGAAAGGCACCCCATGAAGACCCTGACCCAACTGCAAGAAGAGCGCGGCACTCTGGTCACCCAGGCCCGCGCCGCCCTCGACGAGATCAAGGGCAACACCGACGAGTCGCGCGCGGCAGAACTGACCGACCGCCACGACAAGATCATGGCCGACTTCGACAAGATCGAGGGCCTGATCGAGCGTGAAGGCCGCGTCGCTGCTGCCGAAGCCCGCGCTGAAGAAGAGCGCGCCGCCCGCCGTCCGATCCCCGGCGACGGCGAATCCCGTCAGGAAGAAAAGGGCGACGACGACAAATATCGCTTGGCCTTCCGCGCGATGCTGCTTGCCGGCGGCAACGTCTCCGAACTGGCCGGTGAACACCGGGCCGCCCTGAGGGCGGGCGTGTCCGAGTTCCGCGCTCAGTCGGTCGGCACCACCACGGCCGGCGGCTTCACCGTGCCGGTGACCCTGGCCGACTTCATCGTCAAATCGATGGCCATGTGGGGCCCGATGTACGACGAGAACCTGTGCACCACGATCACCACGTCGTCGGGCGAGCAGATCAACATCCCCACCATCGACGACACCGCCACCGCTGTCGCCAAGCACACCGAGAACACCGCCCTGACTGATGACGGCGGCGTGGATGTCGTGGTCGGCCAGAAGGTGCTCAACGCCTTCATGTTCGACACTGAGTTCGTCCGCTGGTCGCTGGAACTGACGCAGGACTCCAACTGGAGCTGGGAACAGCTCCTGGGCGAACTGCTGGGCGAACGACTCGGCCGCCGCGCCAACGTCGAACTGACGACCGGCGACGGCTCGGGCGATCCCAACGGCATCGTCACCGCCTCGAGCCTCGGCAAGACCGCCGCCGGCGCCTCGGCGATCACCTGCGACGAACTGATCGACCTGCAGCACTCGGTCGACCCGGCCTACCGCCAGTCGCCCAAGGCCCGGTTCATGTTCAGCGACTCGACGCTGGCGGCGATCCGCAAGCTGAAGGGCGGCGACGGTCAGTACATCTGGCAGATGGGCGACATCCGCCAAGGCGTCCCGGGCGCCCTGCTCGGCTCGCCGTACTCGATCAATCAGGCGATGGCCTCGATCGCCACCGGCAACAAGTCGGTGATCTACGGCGACTTCGGCAAATACTTCGTCCGCAAGGTCGGAGCACCGGTGATCGGCGTGATGCGCGAGCGCTTCTGGCCCGATCTGGGCATCGCCGGCCTGATCCGTCTGGACGGCGAGCTGGGCGACACCGCCGCGGTCAAGCACCTGATCCAGGCCTGATCCCACTAGGGGCGGTCCATACCGGGCCGCCCCGCCCCTTTCTGGAGATAGGCCATGACCTACAACACAAAGGCCCGCCGCCTCATCGGCGGCGACGCCTACGAAATCGCCAGCGGCGGCCAACTGCTGAGCCGCGGGCAGGCGCTCTTCGCCCAAGCGGCTCCGGCTGCGAAAACCGTCACCGCCGCGATCACCGCTGCGGAACTGGCCGGGCAGTTGATCACCACCACGGGCGCGACCGCCCCGTCGATCCACCAGCTGCCGACCGGAACGCTTCTGGCTGCGCAGTTCCCGAACATCGCGGTCGGCGACTCATTCGACTTCACCGTGATCAACACCGGAACCGGCGCCAGCGATGACGCCACGATCACGGTCAACACCGGCGTGACCATCGTCGGCAACCCGACCGTGGGCGCGCTGACCGATGCGACGATCATCTCCGGGTCGGGCACCTTCCGCGCCCGGTACTCGGCCGCCAACACCTTCGTCGTCTATCGGATCGCCTGATCATGCGTGTTCGGATGTTGGTCGGGCTCTCGGGTCCGGCCATCAACCTGACCCCAGGTCAGGAGCATGATTTTGCGGATGCGGAGGCCATCCGTCACATCGAGGCAGGCAACGCCGTGGCGGTGGCCAAGCCGAAGCTTGAGCGCGCCGTCAAGGCACGTCCTAAGGCGGAGAAGCGGTGATGTGGCGTCCTGTCGTCGTCACCGTTGCGCCTGCTGCTGAACCGCTGACCACGGCGGACGCGAAGGCGCAGGTGCGCGAGGATTCGAGCGACTATGACACCCTGATCGCCTCCTTTGTCGCTGCTGCCCGCGCCCATGTTGAGGCCCGGACGGCAACGCGGCTCTACACGCAGACCGTCAGTTTCAAGACGGACGATTGGGCCGATCTGGCGCACCTGCCGATCTGTCCGGTCCAGTCGATTTCGAGCATCTCCTACACGGACACGGCGGGCGACGTGATCTCGCTCTCGACGGACATTTACGAGACGCGGCTGGAGCTTCTGGAGCCTGCCGTCGTCCTGAAATACAACCAGTCTTGGCCCACCATTCGCACCGGCTCGCTGATCACCGTGACGGCGGTTGTCGGGTACGGCGTGGCTGGCGCGCAACCGCCTGAAGTCATCCATGCGATGCGGCTTCTGGTTGGTGACTGGTACGACAACCGCGCGACGGTGGATGACTCGCCCAAGGTTGCGGTTCCAATGGCGGCGGCGGTTGACGCCCTGCTGGCCAATCACACGCGGTTCCTCATCTGATGGCCCTGTCCGCCGGAAAGCTGGACCGCAAGATCATCCTGCAGCGGTTCACTGAGACCCGCGACGAGTTCAACGAGCCGGTGAAGTCGTGGGCGACGCTGGCGACCCGCTCGGCCTCCTATGAGCCGCTGTCGGACGGCGAGAAGTTCCGGGCGTCCGAGACGGCGGCTGATGCCTCGGCCCGGTTCGTCATCCGCTGGTCGACTGCCACGGCGACGCTCAACCCGAAGGACCGCCTGACCTTTGAGGGCGGTGCCTGGGAGATCGTCCGCGTGAAGGAGATCGGCCGGCGCGAGGGGCTGGAGATCACCGTCGGGAAGCGAGCCGATGGCTAAGTATCGCAACGTGAACCTGACCAGGGTTTCGGTCGATGGCCTCAAGGATCTGGACGCGGCGCTCTCGCAACTTCAGCGGACGGTCGCCAAGACGGTTCTCCGGCGCGTAGCGCGCAGGGCTTTGGAGCCCATGCGCGCGGAGGCTCAGCGGCTGGCGCCGGACGATCCGAACACGCCGAACCCTGACCTTGAAAGCTCGATCATCATTTCGTCGCGCCAGAAAAGCGGGCGGCAAGGTCGGCGTAGTGCGGAGGAAAAGCGCTCTGTCGTTGTCTACATGGGGCCATCTCCTGAGGGCTATCCGCAGGCGGTCATGCAAGAGTTCGGAACGGTCCACCACCCTCCGCAGCCCTACATGCGACCGGCCTTTGATAGCGAGAAAGACGGAGCCCTTGAGATCATCAAGGCCGACCTTGGCAGTGAGATTCAAAAGACCGTCCAGCGGCAGGCCCGCAAGGCGGCCCGACTGGCTGCGAAGGGGTAGCCGATGGAAAGTTCACTCATCGCCAAACTGCTGGCGACAGCGGGTGTGACCGCCCTTGTCTCAACCCGCGTGAACTGGTCGCGCCGTCCGCAAGGGGAGCCCCTGCCGGCGGTCGTCCTGCACGTCATCGACCGGATCCCGGACGTAACCCATGGCGGTCGCTCCGGCCTGCTGGTCAGCCGGGTCCAGTGTGACTGCTGGGGCGAGACATTCGGCTCGGCCAAAGCGGTCGCCCGGGCGGTCGAAGAAGCCCTGACCGCCCAGACCTTCACGCAGGGCGCCGTCCGGTTCGACGCCATCCTGATCGACTCCGAACGCAACGACACGTCCGACGAGACCACCCCGCTTTTCCGCACGTCCCTGGACCTGATGGTCCAGAGCGCCAACGCTTCCTGAAGGAGAACTACCCATGGCTGCTTCCGCTGCTACGTCGGGCTTCGGCGCGACCTTCGCCTATCTCTCGACCGACCCGTCGACCTACACCTCGCTGGCCGAGGTGCTGTCGATCACGCCGCCCTCGATCTCGGTCGAGACCATCGAGTCCACGCACATGGCCTCCGATGACGGGTTCCGCGAGTTCATCGCCAGCCTGAAGGACGGCGGCGAGTGCGTCGTGACCATGAACTACGTCGAGTCCAGCGCGACCCTGCTTCAGACGCTGGTTCTCGCCGGTCTGGAGACCTTCAAGATCACGCTGGCCGGCAGCTCGACCCTGATCTTCTCGGGCATTCCGACCGCCTTCGCGATCGACGACATCGTGATCGACGACAAGATGACCATGAGCCTGACCATCAAGGTCTCCGGCAAGCCCGTCTACGCGGCGGTCTAACATGGCAAACCCTGTGAAGGGCGAGGCGGGGTTCGATGTCGAAGGCCAAGCGTATGTGCTGGCCTTCGACATCAACGCCATGTGCGAGGTTGAGTACGTCCTCAATCTCTCGACAGATCAGATCCTGAAAGCCCTCGCGTTCTCGCCGCCGCTTCATGTGGTACGGGCGCTACTCTGGGGCGGGCTTCGTCGCCACCACCCGGACATCGACCTGATCGGTGCGGGCGCTCTGATTGAAAGCGCGGGCGGCCCCGGTCTCGCGCTGGACAAGATCGGGCAGGCCCTGATCTCCGCCTTCCCGGAGGCGAAGGACGACCCTGAAAACCCTCGGAAGGGAGCGCCGGCTGGGACTGGCCGTCGCTCCTCACAGCGTGGGTCTCGATAGGTCAACCCGAAGAACGGTTCTGGCAGGTTACGCCGCGCGTCATGGCGCTGGTGTTCGCCGGGGCAGCGGAGCGGTTGAAGCAAGAGCAGCAGGGCCGGGCATGGCTGGCTTGGCACACCGCCGCTCTTCCCCGGCTCAAGAAGTTCCCGACGCTCGAAAGCCTCACGGGTAGCAAGCGTCAGGCCCGCCGACAGACCGCTTCCGAGATGGACGCGATCTTCAAGGCGTGGGCAGCGAGAGGTTAGCGATACATGGCAAGTTCGCTCATCGGCGCGATCCGCGTCCACCTCGGCCTTGACAGCGCGCAGTTCAGTGATGGTCTGAAAACAGCCCAGACCGGGCTTCAGCGGTTCGCAGGCATCGCCAAGGCTGGGGCGCTGGCTATCGGGACTGCAATGGTCGCGGCCGGCGGAGCCATGGCTGTGGCCATGCGCGGGGTGATCGACGACGCCGACGAGATGTCGAAGATGGCTCAGAAGATCGGGGTTCCAATCGAGGAACTGAGCCGCCTTCGCTATGCCGCCGAGCTGTCGGATATCAGCTTGGAGGAGTTGGAGAAGTCGCTTCGGCGTCTGTCCGCCGGAATGCTTGACGCTGCCGAGGGTGGTGCGGGCCCGGCGGCCGAAGCGTTCGCGCTGCTTGGCATCAATGTCCGTGACGCGGCAGGCAACATCCGCTCTTCGACATCTGTGGTCGAGGACCTAGCGGCCCGGTTTGCCGCGATGCCGGATGGTGTCGAGAAGACCGCGCTGGCCATGCGGATCTTCGGCAAGTCCGGCGCGGACATGATCCCGCTGCTGAACTCGGGCGCGGAAGGCCTGCGCGAGATGTATGCCGAGGCCGAGCAGCTTGGCATCGTTCTGGACCGGGAAACGGGTCTGGCGGCCGAGCGGTTCAACGACAACCTGACCCGCCTCGGCAAGACCAAGGACGGGATCGTCACGAAGATCACGGCGGGGATGTTGCCGGCGCTGTCCAACCTGACGGACGCCCTGGCGAATACCGCGCGGAACACCGGCCTTCTGACTTCAATCGGCAGTGTCCTCGGCCGGGTGATGCAGGTGCAATACAGCGCCATCGCTGCTGTCGCCGGAGCGTTCAGCTTCTTGGCACGAAGCATCAACATGGCGACGGTCGCGGCCGGACGGCTTGTGCGGGGTGACTTTGCCGGCGCGACCGAGGCTCTGCGGACTGGCGCTCTGGACGTTGCCGGTTCGCTGGCCGCCACGGTCGCAACCATCCGAAACATCTGGAAGCCCCTCGAAAACGTCGCGCCCGTGGAAACGGCGGTGGCGGAAGTCGACAGCCGTAGCCGCTCGGCCACGGGTGCGGCCCGGGCGGTGCGCGGCCTGTCTGATGAGCAGCGCGAGCAACAGCGCCTAGCCTCTGAAATGGCCCGCGAGGCGCAGCAGGTTTACGACCAGACCCGCACCCCGGCCGAACAATACCGCGCCGAAGTCGAGCGTCTGACGCGGATGCTGAACGCCGCCGCGATCAGTCAGGACACCTTCAACCGGGCCATGCGTGACGCTGGCGTCCGCCGCGACTCTGAAGATCCGCTGTCACAGGCCGGCCAGCGCATTGCAGAAGAGAACCGCGTTGCCGCCGAGCGAGCGCGGGAGGATGCGGCGGACTTCGCTGCTGACCACGAAGAGAACCTGCGCTCGGCCACCTATGACGGCGTTCGCGGCGGCCTCGAGGCGGCTGCAGACGGCAACCTGGGCCAGTACCTCGCGGGCCGAATCCGCGAGGCGCTGTTCGACAATCTGGCCACGTCGATCACCGACCTGTTGCGCGGCCCGAAAGGCTCCGGCGCGAATGGCGGGGCGATGGGCTGGCTTCGTACTGCCGGTTCGATGCTCAAGAGCTTCTCGGGCGGCATCCCCGGCTTCGCGACGGGCGGCTCGTTCAAGGTCGGCGGGCAGGCCGGGGTCGACAAGAACCTCGTTTCCTTCCGCGCAACCAAGGGCGAGATGGTCGACATCCGCCGTCCGGGTCAGGACGCGGGCTCAGGCGCCATGGCGGTGCACGTTGTCCCCTCGCCCTATTTCGATGTCCGGGTGGAGAAGGTCGCAACGCCAATTGCCGGCCGCTCCAGCATCCAGGCGTTCGGCGCGGCGCGGCAGCAAGTCCCCGCGGATGACGCCCGCCGCCGCCGCTTCAGCCTCACGGGGACCTAATGGCTATCGCTCTGCCCGACTGGCCCTATCCGGCCGCGATGACGCCTCGCCTTGTTTCTGGCCGGGCTGAACTGCGGCCCGCATGGGGCGGGGACATCCAGCGCATCAACCGCGCCGGATCCCGGTTTGCCATGGACGTGACCCTGCCGGTGCTGACCTACATGGACGCGCAGGACTGGTCAGACATAAACGACGAGACGGCCACGGTGACGATGCAGATCGTCCAGCCGGGCCTTGATGTCGGAGCGCCGGGCGTGACCCTGGTGAAGGGCGCGGGCCAGTCGGGGACGACGCTCATCATCGACGGCTTCACGCCCTACTACGTTCTGCGAAAGAACCAGTGGATCAGCGTCTCGACCAGCGGTCGGCTATATGCCTACCGGGTCAAGACCGAGGTTGCGGCGGATGCGACGGGCGAGGCGAGTGTGGTGCTGACCACCATGCTGCGCGCGGTTCATGCCGACAATGACCCGGTGGAGATTGCCGAGCCTCGCATCGAAGGGTTCGCCACGGTTCCGGAGGATGCGTGGGCGACGAATACGGCAGGCCATGTGGCCCTGTCGTTTACGATTGAAGAGCGCGGCTAGTGGACGCCTCTCTGGTCACAGCCCTACAGGGCGCGGCTCCTACACTGGTGCATCTGGTGACGGTCACGCTTTCGGGCGCGACTGTCCGCTGGCTTGACGCGGGTGGCTCCGGCTTCGTGGTCTGGGGTGCGAACACCTACAAGGCCGAGGACGCCACCTACGGCGCTCTGGGGGCGATTGGGGCCATAGAAGACGGCGCGGACGGACAGGCCACGGTCTGCGAGTTGACCATCCTGTGCGACGCGACCGCAATGGCGCTGTGGGTTGACCTGACCGAGCAAGGCTCACTGGTCACGGTTCACCTCGGCGCGGTCACCCCCTCGACCGGCCTGCTGATCGGTGAGCCGGAACTGCTCTTCCGTGGCGAACTCGACCAGCCCCGCATCGCATCGGGCCGGGGCCAGACCCTGACCTTCGACTGCATCACCGAAGAAGCCCGGATGCTGGAACCGAACGAAGAGCAGAGGCTCACGGACAGCTTCCATCAAGCGGTCTGGCCCGGTGACCTTGGCTGCGAACACATTGTGGATGTCGAGAAGAAGATTTACTGGCGCGCGGACGATCCGAATGGGGCCATCACATGACGGCTCGGAAAGCGAAGGCGGCGCAGGCCTGCGTTGATCGGTTCAACGGCAAATCCTACGCGCCGGGAAAGCACGACTGCGCCCGTCTCGCGGTCCACCTTCTGCACCACCTCGGCCAGCCGGTCGCGATGATGAAGGGCCGCAAATACGCCAGCGAGGCGGCGGCACTAAAGACCCTGCGCGATCTCGGGTTTGCCTCTCTGGTTGACGCCGTGGATTCGCTTGGCTTGGAGCGCATCGCCCCGGCCCGCGCGATGTCCGGCGACCTTGTGGCCTTGCCCTGTGACGATGAGCGGTGGGGCTGCGCTCTGACCGTAGCGGTCGGCAATGGGCGGGTGTTCGGGTTCCTTGATGGGGTCGGCCAGGCGGTCAAGCCGGTCGACTTTGTCGCTGCGTGGCGGGTGGTCTGAGATGCCGCAAATCGCTCAGGCTGCGGCAGTCGCCTTCAACTACATCCAGACCGCGTTTGCCGCCGTCGAGGCTGGCGGCGCGACTATTGCCCAGACCATCACCGTCACAGCCGTAAAGGCTGCTCAAACTATTGCCGCCGATGCGGCGTTATCTGCGCTTTCCGGCAAGCCTCGCACTGAGGGATCACAGACCGCTTTCCGCGCCGACACAGACGCTGGAATCCCCGTCGCCTATGGCCGCATCGGCTGCGGCGGGGTCATCAACTACCGCGTGGCCTATGACGCCACCAACCGATACCAGACCCTGTTCTGCACGGTCTCGGCTGGCCCGATCAAGTCGTTCGTCAGCTTCGCGGCGGACGACATTGTTACGACCTTCGACGGGACGCTGAACAAGGCCATCGACGGCGACCACGCCGGGTTCATGTGGCTGAAGACCAGCCTCGGGACGCAGCCGCAAACGGCGTTGACCTCACCGACCGGAACAGGCGCGGGGATCGCCGCTCCGGATTGGGGTACCGATCACAAGCTGAACGGCCTCGCCTGCTACGCCCTGACGATGTTCGAGAACTCGAAGGGCGATGAGTTCCGGGGTGGGGTAGTCAAGCCCCTGCACGTCATTGAGGGCGTGTACGGCTGGGACCCCCGGCTGGACAGCACCTATCCGGGCGGGTCGGGTTCCTGCCGCCTGCTGACGCCTTCGACCTGGGTGTGGATTGATGAGGGTGCGATTGCAGCCCTCAACTGGTGCATTGGCCGATGGGCTGGTGACTCTGGCGGCGGAACCTATGGCGTCCCGTATGCCTGCTCGCTGATCGCCGGGATCGGTTCCTCGCTGGACGGGATTGACGTTGCATCCTTCGTGAACGCGGCCAACGTGGCGGACGCGAACGGCTGGAAGGTCGCGGCCTATCCGACGACGAAGGACGACAAGTACGCGGTCCTGACGAACCTGCTGCAAGCCTCGGGCGCGGTTCCGGCGCGCAAGGCAGGGCAGATCAGTTGCATCACGAACGGCGAAGATCAGGCGTCTGTGGTGACCATCACGGCGGCGGACACGGCGGGGCCTGTCGAGGTGTCGCTGGGTCAATCGCGGCTCGAGCGGATTAACACGGTCCTGCCCCGGTTCTGGTCGGAAGATCACCGCTGGGACATGGTGCAGATCGCGCCGGTCTCTAACTCAACCTGGGTCACAGAGGACGGCAGCAAGAAGCGGACACGGGGCATCGACTATCCCTATGTCCCCGCCGCCAATCAGGCCGCCCAGCTTGGCTATTACGACATCGCCAACGCCCGCGAGCCGGTGACCGGAACTGTGCCGTTCAAGCCGCACATGAGGCGGATTGAGCCGGGCGATTGTTTCACCTTCGATGAGCCGGGCTTCCTGCTGGACGGCATCAAGGTCAAATGTCTGCGCCGCGCCTATGACCCTATGACCGGCGGAGTGCGGATCACCTTCCGGCAGGAGACGGACGCCAAACACGCGGCGGCTCAGGCTATGACGGGCACCGCGCCGGGTGACGCGGGAGCGGGTTCCCCTCCAGCCGCTCCGACCGCCCCGACCATCACAAGCGTCACGGCCAACTACGACACCAGCGGCCTGATCGTCACGGCCAGCCTCAGTGTCCTTGCCAACGGCCCGGCAGAGGATGGGCTGGACTGGTCGCTGCGCTGGCGTGTGGCCTCCGGGTCATGGGTTGAAAGCCTGCACACCGACCAGCTTACGGACCCGACGCTGCAAAGCGGCCTCGTCCCGCTGGGTGAGACCCTTGATGTGCAGGTCGCCTATTTCGTGGGCGGCGTTCGGACGGCCTGGTCGGCCACCACCACGGTCGCGATCAACGAGTCCGACGTGATTATCGACGGAAATGACCCATGACGACGACGGTCAACATCCGCCTGAAGATGCGGGGACGGCTGGCGGCGGACTGGACCTCGGGCAATGAGGTGCTGCTGGCCCGCGAGATGGGCATCGAGACCGATACCCGAAAGTTCAAATTCGGGGACGGGACGACCGCCTGGAACTCGCTGGCCTATGCGGGGCCAGCCTACGCGACAGGCGTCGTGGCGTTCCTTGAAACCCCGAGCTCGGCCAATCTTCGCGCCGCTTTGACGGACGAAACTGGCACGGGTGTCGCGGTCTTCGCGGACGCCCCGACCCTAAACGGTCAAGTCACCGTCAAGGGGACAGGCACCAGCACGGGCGTCGCTTTCCAGACGCAGGACAGCGCGGCAGTCGCGGGCGTGACCATCACCGATAACGGTCGGATGATGGGCGGAACGACAACCTCGACCTTCCCCTATTATTTCGTCAGCAGCGGATCAAATACCCTTGTTGGTGAACGCAGCAGCAGCGCGACCAGCCTGACCTCTAGCGTCGTCTCGGGCGGGGCTTTCCGCAACCCGGACACCACGAACGGCAACTATTGCTCGCTCCAGTTCCTCGGCGTCACGACGACCGCTGCGGGCATTACGGCGGGCCACATCGCCTGTGTGATGACGGATCATACCAACGGCTCGTTCGATAGCGATTTGGCCTTCGTCACCCGGAACGCCAACAACCTCCTAGTGGCCGGAAGGCTGACCAACGTGGGCGACTGGACGGTCACGGGGTCCATGCAGGCATTGTCCGCAACGGCCATTCCGGCAGGCGGGACAGCCGGGGCCGGGGTCAAGATTTTCTCGACCAGCAACTTCGGTGTGTTCGGCGGTTCCGGCGCTCCGACTTTGTCTGCCGCCAAGGGTTCGCTCTACCTGCGCTCGGACGGCTCCGGCACCGGTGACCGGGCCTACATCAACACCGACGGCGGGACCACTTGGACCGCCCTGACAACCGCCGCCTAACCCTCACCTTCCCGAAAACACGATGACCAACACAGCCACGCGAGGGCCTGCTGAATGACGCCTGGAACCTTGAACCTGACGGCCTATCGCAATGTCCCGTTCCTTGAGGCGATCCGCTTTGTCGGCTTCGACTTCACGGGCGGCACGTTCGCGCTTCAGGTTCGTCTCCTGCCGGGCACGGCGGGGTCGGCGCTGATCGGCCTGACGAACGCCACGGCCGGAACGCAAGGCCTGTCCGTCGCCGTGACCGAGGAGTCCAGCGTCGATGTTTCGACCCTGACCATCCAGATCGACGAAGCCACCATCGACGCTCTGCTGCCCGCCTCGACCAATGGCCAGAAGGCCGGAACGGACGTGGTTCTCTATTACGACCTCATCATCACGGCGACCGGACTGGCGAAGTCCCGCTGGCTTGAGGGCACCTTCACTATTGCAGAGGGAGTGACCGTCTGATGGCCGTTGCTGAAGTCACCGTAGTCGACAACACGATCACCGTTGAAGTCGGCGGAACCTCCCTGCTAACCCCCCTGGTTGCCGCCGCCGCTGCATCCGCTGCCGCTGCCGCCGCAAGCGAAGTGCAGACCGGCGAGGACGCGGAGGCGACTGCCGCTGATGTGGTTACCGCGTCGGGCTTCGCCGCCGCCGCTACGGCAATGGCGAATCCCTATGCCAGCATCGCGGCGGGTCTGGCGGGAACTGCAGACAATGGCGTGTTCGCTGTTCTGCCGCAGACGGACGGGACAATCCCGATCTACCGCGACGTAGCGGGCACCGAAAGCCTGCTGGCGCGGATGTTCGGAACGCTGTCGGACCACAAGAGCCGCCAGATCGTTCCGCCTGTCCTTCTCGGCCATCGCTCGCAGGGGCTGAAACTCCGCAAGGCCCTGTCCGACATTCGCGCCGGTACGCGGTCGGCGCTGAAGATCATGGCCATTGGGGACAGCCTCGTCGGCATCTCATGGCCTGACGTTCATATCCAGTTGATGAAGGAGCTGGAGGGCTGGATGACCTCCACGCCCGTCTATGCTCATTCGTTGTCAGTCCTCGATTACGGTGCCTTCTCAGACTCTGCGGCTGCGACGGCAGGCTCGACTTCCACGACCGGAACTGTCCGCGAGAAGCTGGACTATGACGCCGCATGGGACGGCACTCTTGTTTGGCATGATGCCGGGCAGGCGACCCGCTTTTCCATTGGTGGCCTCTCGCCGCAGGGCGATAAAATCTACATCCCAATCATTCGGGAGCCGGGCGCGGGCACGGTCAAGATCGAGATAGCGAATGCCACGGCGGCTCCCGCTTTGGGGGCTGGCACCTGGGTCAATCCGACCGTGGGGCAGATCACGTCCGGCCACGCCCTGACCGGGGTTGAACTGCTGGTCGATGCAAGCGGCACGTTTGGTGTCGAGATGGTCACCCTGTCGGTGGCCTTGGGTTCATGGTCGGTCAAGGTCACACAGACTGCTGGTGGCCGCGTCCGCGTTCGCTATCCGATGCACGAAGTCACCACGGCGGCGGCGTTCAACGTCTGGCGCGTCGGTTCGTCGTCCAACGACTTTACGACAGCGCAGACCTCGGCTGTAGCCATCGAGGCCGAACAAATCGCCGCCTATGACCCGGACATCATTGTCGTGGAGTCGGACGACCTTCTGGCATCATATCAAAACTTCCTGCCTAAACTGGAAACGGCAATCAGCACGGCGGGCCTGATGCATGACCCGCTGGTCCTTCTGGTCATCAATCCGTTTTACGACAACACCCCTTACGATGACACGGACATCATCGAGCGCGCCGACTATTGCCACAGCTTCGCAGCGACCCGGCTGGGCTGGGACGTGCTGGACGGCATGGCTATGTCGGGCGGTCTGGCCGAGGCCACGGCGGCAGGTTACGAGAACGACGGCATCCACTACAGCGGCGAGATCGCCCGCTGGATGACGCGGACGTGGCTGGCCTCGCGCGGCTACCTTCCGACACAGCCCCAAGGCGGCGGATATGCCTCTACGCTGCTCACTCTCCAAGGTCCGATCACCAAGGCCACCGGCTCGCAACGACCGCTGATCGCCGCCAACATCCCCCCTCTGCTGCTGCAATCATCCTCGTTCGACACGACGACCTGTGCATGGACCGGAGCTGTCTCGGGAACAGGCTCCTACGCGCGAGGCAATGCGGGAGACATCACCATTGCCACCGGAGCCACGGCGTCGTCTGGCGCTTCGGCCTACATCAACCAGAACGGCACCCTGCTCGGCATCAACCAGGGCAACGTCCGCGCTGAAAGCCGGGGCTTCGCCGTCCGCGTCCGCACATCGACGGATTGGGACGCGCAGGCGCTGGCCTTCATCCTCCAGCGCACCGACGCGGTGGCATGGAACAGCGGCTACAACGGGACGCTGGCGGCGAACGGCTGGGGCTTCCGTATCAGCAACGACGGGACCAACACCCTCATCCACGGCATCTGCTGGCTGAACGGCGCACTGGTGGTTTCGTCCGCCAGCGCGACCATCCCAACCGGCGCGTCGTCTAACGTCAAAGACCTTGCCGTCATCTTGCGCCCTGAGACTGTCAGCGCCTCACGCGGCGCACTGGAATGGTTCGCGGGCACGGTGTCGCTCGGCACGTCGAACTACGACCACTCGGGCGTGTTCCTGAATATCCGTGCGGAGATCACAAACGGCTCCACGGCGACGAACCGGAACCTGCTGTTCATGCCGCCCAAGTTCCTGAGCGCCCCGCAGTAGGGCCGGCGATCTCGCACTCTTTCCAGCCCGCAGGAGACAGCCCGTGACGGCACAAGATCATATTGACGCTATCGGCCCGGCCCAGATCGAACTGGAAGAAAGTCTCGAGGAGCTCCTGGTCGCGTCTCGACTGGTCGAGAAACTGGCCGCCCGGGCCACTCGCAAGGCGATGCGCGTCCACGTCCTGCAGGACGCCGCCCAGCGCGCGTTCAAGGAAGCGTATCCGGAAGACAATATCGTGCTGTTCTCGGGCGGCTCGAACAAGCCGGAGCCGCAGGAGCCGCAGCCGTGATCGCGATGCTGTTCGGGGTTGCAACCCTTCTTGTCTGGGCCGTCAGTCAGTGGGCCGCGCATGACGACCGTCGCCACGTCGACGCGCTCGGCGTCAGCCTGATGTTCTGCGTCAGCTACCTGCTGACCAACGTCCTCGCGGTCACCCTCGGTTGGCCGGACATGATCGCCTGGTTCCCGTTTCTGGATGGAGCCCTGTGCGCCATGATCTACTTCAACTGGCGGCGCCATCCGAAAGCCTGGAAAGCCGTCGTGATGGCCGCCCTGGTCGCGCAGCTGGTGCTGCATTTCGCCGCCACCGTGTTGTGGAAGACCGACCAGCTGACGTTCAACGGCGCGTACCTGTACGCCACCCTCATCAACGGCGCTTTCGCCATTCAGCTACTTGCGATCGGGAGCGTTGGGGTTGGTCATGGTCTGGGTCGCTTGCTCGCTGGTCGGCGTCCTCTTCGGCGGGTGGCTTCTGTCGCGGATGCTCGCCGATGACCGGGGTGACCTTAGACCGCCTCGACGAAAGGACCGAGGCCCACGGACTGGCGATTGAGGCCTTGAAGGTCGAGGTCAAGGGTCTGTGGCGCATCGTCTATTGGGGGAGCGGGGTGTGCTTCGGCTTTGGCGTGGTGGTCACCCTGCTGGTTCCGAAGATCTCCAAACTGCTGGGGCTGTCATGAACGCTCCGAAGCGCGACTACCAAACCCTCGACGCCATCGTGGTTGTCGGCGCCATGCTGATTGTGGGCGGCGGCATTGCCGGCCTCATGTTCCTGACCGTGCCGGGTGAGAACCTGGCCGTCGTGGCGGGGCTTCTCGGCGGCCTCTCGGGCACTGTCGTCGGAGGCTACGTCGGGTTCCGGTTCGGTGCCTCCCTGCCCGGCAAGGACACCCAGCCGGTGAAGGTCGTCAACACCCCGGCCGACCCCGTGCAGGTCGAAGACACCAGGCCCTAAGGCCCACCCCGACAATCTGGAGAGATACCATGCCTTACGCTCTTGGGCCGAAGTCGCGCGAGCGGCTGGCCGGCGTCCACCCCGATCTGGTCAAGGTGATCGAGCGGGCCATCCAACTGACGCAGCAGGACTTCATGGTGCTGGAGGGCGTCCGCACCCCGGCCCGACAGAATCAACTCTACGCCCAAGGCCGGACCGCCCCCGGCCCCAAGGTGACGTGGACGCTGAACAGTAACCACTTCATCAATCCGAAGACCGGCTACGGCCACGCGGTCGATCTGGTCCCGTTCCCGGTCGACTGGTCACACGCCAAGCTGGACGTGGTGTCCAAGGCCATGTTCGCCGCCGCGAAGGAGCTCGGCGTCGCCATCCGGTGGGGCGCCGATTGGGACCGCGACGGCAAGCCGCGCGAGAAGGGCGAGACCGACTCGCCGCATTTCGAGCTCGCGTCATGATCCCCCGCGGAATCCGGGCCGCCTTCTACATCGGCGCGATGATCGTCCTGCTGATCTTCATCGTGCTGGCCCTGTCCTATTGCAGCGAGCGGGACCGGGCGAAGCAGGCGGGCAACGCCGCCACCATGGCCGAGGGACGCACCACCTCCGCCGTCGAGGCCATCAATGAAACCGGCGAGCTCGCAGAGCGCGGGCAGGCCACAGACGCCACCGTGGAGGACTCCCAAGATGCAATCCGCCAAGCCGATCCTGCTGATCGCGACGCTGTCGCTCGCGCTCGCCTCTGCCGCCTGCAGCACCGTCCCGATTGCGACCGGGTGCAGTGAGCTCGCCCGGCCGATCCTGACCACGGACACGCCCCACGCCGACCTCGGGAACACGGGCGACCCGGCGCTGGACTGGCAGCTCTACGGCGTCGGAGAGACGGGCCAACTGAACAAGGCCAATGACCGAGCCCGGACCGGGTTCGACATCATCAACGCCTGCGAGGTCCGGGACAATACGATCAGGGCGCACATCGAGCGGCCCTGGTATCAGCGATTGCTGCCCGGCTAGTCCATTACCTTCCATTACGGTCCACTAGCGGCCGTTCACCGCGCCCCATCCTAGGCGTTCGAGGCCCTCGGTTCCTTCGGGAGCCGGGGGCCTTTCTGCTGTCCGGCGTTTTGAATCGCGCCCGCAACCGATTGAAATGACTAGAGCCGGTTTTGCCCGGTTTTGAAGTGAAGGCGCTGAAACCCTTAGAATAGGTCCAGCTTCCCAAGCTTTTCGTGCGGGTTCGATTCCCGCCGCCCGCTCCAATACTTAGCCGGACAAGGCCTCGCGGTTTTGCTTCCGGTTTTTCAGGTGATGTTCCCTCTCCCTTCCGGTTCAGCTTGCGAATCATGCCCTGTGCGATGGCCTTCCGGCCGACGTAGCGACGGATGATCTGGTCGACGCGGGCCTCTTCCCATCCCAGCAGTTCGGCAATTTCGCGGTTCGACAGGCCCGCCATGTGCGCTCGGGTGGCGAACGTGCCCCGGAGGTCGTGGAAGTGCAGGTCCCGGCCTGGCAGGGCTTCGGCTCTGGCCTCCCGGAAGCCTGACCCGTTGGGCCCGTCCTTCCATGGCCGCCCGCGCTCGTTGGTCAGGACCGTCGTGCTGCGCCGTGGGATGGATGCCAGGATCGCGCGAAGGTCATCATAGAGCGGCACGAACGCCGACTTTCCGCCGCGGCTCTTGCTGGTGGGAATGACGATCTCAAACTCGCCGACGTGCGACCATGACAGCCGGCGCAGGTCTTCGGCCCGGAAGCCGGTATGGGCGGCGAGGTTGATCCCGGCCCAGACCTCGGGTGATGCCTGTTTGCGGATGGCCTCGAGGTCGTCGTCGGTCCAGATCACGTCCGAGCGGTCTACGGTGTAGAGGCCCTTGATCCCTTCGCAGGGGTTGGCGCGGATGCGGTCGAGCTCAACGGCATGGGCCAGAACCCGCGACAGGACCTGAATGGCGTAGTCGGCGCTGCGAGGCCGGTCAGCCCATGTGTCGCGCCAGCGTTTGATGTGGGGCCTTATCTTGTCCGGGTGGTCAAACAGCCCGACCCGGTAGTCGCCGAAGCGATCGACAACCCGGTCTAGCCAGCGGGCCCAGATCCTTCGCGTCGTCTCAGCGAGGCCCGTAAAGGCCGGCGAGGCACGGTAGAGCGCGACCAGGCCCCGGACCTTGCCGTCGTCGGACACCTTCCGGCTGGCCAGCGCCTCGGCATAGGCGGCCATGAACTCGGGCGACCCAGGATTGCCCGGAAGCCGAGGCCCGCCGCGCCACGCATAGTGATAGGTCCGGCCCCTGGCCTTGACCGTGAAGAGGCCCTTAAGAGCCACCCTGACCATGACGCGCCTCCAGCAGCGCCAGCTCCCTGTCCAGCGCGTCGTCATTCGCCGCTATCGGATCTCCGAAGTCCAGCGCGAAGCCGCCGGCACCGTCGGAGCGCAGGCTGCGGACCTTGAGCCCGTGCTCGGCTGCGAAGGCGTAGGCGGTCTGCAGGTCGCGCTTCCGGAGTCCTTGGCGCCTGGCACTACTCATCTCCCACCTCATTGGTACTGACGGGTGCGGTCACCACAGGTCCTCCGAGAACAGTGTCCCCTTCACGGTCATCTTGTCGGCGCTCGTCTGCCCGGCAGCAATGGCCACGACGCAGGCCCGCTTCCTGTCGGCGTATGTGCCGTCCGAGAGGATGAAGCCGCTGTTCCGCGTCGTCTGCTCGTCAGCGATCATGCCCCGCTCTTTCAGGTGAAATTCGAGGCCGCAGAGGTTGTGGTGCCGGGCGGGCGGCGGCGCGCTGATGATTGTCCGCACCGAGCGCGTATCGCCTAGAGATGGGACAATCTCGTAGGCCGCAGCGATCACCCGCAGTCCGCCCGTCTGCCAGCCACCGAGGGCCTGTTCGCGGTATGGGGTGGTCATGCTGGGGTGTCCTTTTGGTTCACTTCGGCTGACGCCTTCGTCCCTACCGAGCTTGCAGCGGTAGCTTTCGCCTTGCGGTCTTCGCGGACCCGCCACTCCTTCGGGAAATAGCAGCCTGAAGGGTCACCGGGTTTTCCGTAGTCAATGCGCTTGCTCATGCTCCGCGCCCTCCACCGCGGTCGTCAATCGCGCCGCTGAACTGCTCGGTTCTGGCGATGAGTTCCGCAGACGAGATCGGCTTCCCATCCTCCTTATTCCCCGGTGCGGGGATGACGGCGAGGGCTTGGACGACGTTGGCGACGCGGCGAGCCTCTGCTGCTGTCAGGTCTTTCGGGAGGCGCAGATCAGCCCGAACGTCAGCCCGCAACTGTATCGGCACGATGAAATAGTCGCCGTGATCGCCGTCGCGGAAATAGCTCACTGTTCTCCCTCCCCGTGTTTTGTGCATTCCGACGCTTGCAGCGTCTCCATACCTGGCGAGACTGAGGCTGCGGGCGGGGGTGGCATAACCGCGTGGAGAGCCATCATCGCGCCGGTCAGGCTGACAAGAGCGCCCTGCGGATCTTTCGGAAGGCGATTGAGGGCGTCATTCCCCATGTTCCAGACGCCTTGAAGCCAGTCTTTCGGGACGACAACAGCCCCCTCCGCTGCACGGTGTGTATCGGCGTCAGCCGATGAACCATCACCACTTACCGGAGAGGCGAGGGCGCGGAGAGCTTCTTGAAGGTCTGTCAGCCGCACCTCCAAGGTTGCGTGCTCCCGAGCGGATTGCAGGTATTCCGCCTCATCACCGCGCTGCGATTTCCACTTGTGCCGCGCCTCATGCTGACAGCCCGCATCACGCTTCCGCGCCGCAGCCTTAAGTCGTTCCACCCCAGCTACAGGAGGGCTTGCGGTCTCGCTCACGTCTTCTCTCCATCGTCAGAGGGTTGGGTCGCTGTGGCTTTCAGAATGGCGATGCACAGGGCCAGCTCGGGGGCTTTTGCGGTCGCTTCGGTCGGCTGAAATGCCGCGCGGTCGGTATCCAGCGCGAGGGCATAGGCCCGCCAGTATTTGTGGTGGACGTTCTGGCCGACGCTCCACGACCAACACGGATAAACCCGCGATGCCAGCGCGAGGGCGGCGTCGAGACTGGTGGTGACGGGCGGTATCGGGCAGCAGCATTCTTCCGCGCCGATCTCGTACAGAAGGTCGCCTTCCCACTCTTCGTCCGTGCGGATGTTCTCGCCGCCCTCGCTGTTCAAGCCGCCGTACTGAAGCGCGATGCAGATTTCCGCGTCGATGGACTGCGACCCTTCGGAGGCCCCCTCCAGCCGGGCCAGTAGCTCGCTATGGGCGGTCATTGTTCCGGCCTCCACGCGACCGGGTAGAAGCACTTGCTGCGCTCCCAGTTTCCGTTGCCCTCGATGATCGTCTCTCCTTCGCTCCAGTGGCGCACGTTTGGTAGCATCGGGTGCGTCACGCGCGACTGAATGCGGGCCTCTCTGCCGTCCTTGTCGATGCCGACAATCCACGTTCCGTCCGTTGGCGCAGAGGCCATATCGCGCGTATGTGCTGCGGTCATTCCGATTGTCCTTGTTCCTGGTTGGCGGGGGATTGTTTCACTTCGCCGGGAAGGCCCGGCTGCGTACCCGGCGAGGGACCTTCAACGGCAGTTCTGGCCTTGAAGCTGACGACCCAAACCCACGGGTTCAGGTCAGCAGCGCCAGTGCCGTTGATCTTGTCCCAAAGGTCGAAATAGGCATCGCGCGGAAACTCAGTGTGCCACGGCAGATCATCAGCCCCCCGATACGAAGGCATCCAGTCAGCATCTTTGACTTGCAAGCCCTCGGCTTTGGCGTCGCTCTCGCTGCAATCCAGCAGGCGCTCAATCCGAACGTCGGTGATTTCCAGCGTCAGCCGTGACGCATCGCGGGGCATATGGATTGAGACGACCACGTCCCGCTCCTTCCATGCCAAGTCGCGCCGTGCAGGCCAGCCGACCTCCGCACCGTCAGCGGCATAGGTCCAGAGGTGCGAGTCGCGCCGCAAGGTCTCGCGAACCCAGAGCGTGTCGCCCCGAGTGCCGTAGGGGCACAGGCTGTTCGCCGGGTCCGCGACGAAGGCCGGAACAAACCCCGACTCGTCCAGCCAACGCAGCGGCTCGCCCTTCACAACCCGGCGTGTCTGTGTCTTCCGCCCATCCAGCAAGGCGCGAACCATCGGACCCGAGAACAGGATCGGGCGCGATCGGCTGTCAGCTACAACTGGCCCGTCCGTCGCAGGCTGGGTATTTTGCGCAGCAAAATGGACCATCACCCCTCTCCACCCGGAGTAGGGACACCCGGTTCCTGCTTACGAGAGAGGGCGGCACGGGCGCGGTCAGCCCATTCAGTCGCAAGGCCATAGCGCGCAAGGCCCTCGTCAGCCTTCTGGCGGCGCAGGTCGCGCATGACCCCGGCACAGCAGCGAAGGCGACCCTCGGCCAGTTCCAAAGCCTCCCTCAGCCTCTCCACTTCCACAGAGGGATTTTGTTCACTACGGCTCTGCGAGCCTTCGTCCCCACCGCGCTTGCAGTTCTCGACATTCTGACAGGGGCAATAGTCGTCAGACCCGCGACAGCCGCAGCGCGCTCCCTGTTCGATTTGCCATTTCGAGCGGGTCTCGGGCACCGGAGGAGAGGGCTTACGTCTCATTGGTCGCCCCTTCGATGTAGCGGGCGATGCGATCCTCTAGCGCCTCGTCGTAAGGCCCTGTCATCCCGAGCGCGTCGCACAACTCTTGCACTTGGCTGTGGCCACTGGCCATCGTGACCGTGCACCAGCAATGCGGGCGTCCGTCGTCGTCGTATTCGCCGTCCGTCTCAAACTCCCACTTCTTCGCGTCGGCCACCATGTTCAGGAAGGCTTCACGGGCATCCGAAAGGGGGTCAGCTACAACAGCCCCATCGGCGTCTCGGTGGGTATCCTCGCCCTTGAGCGAGGATGAACCAAACACTTCCACAGAGGGGGGAGGGGCGGCGTAGATGGGCGTTTCGGTGATCTCAAACTCGTTGGCGTCTTCGTCCGACACGCCTTGGCGCTTGGTGGAAAGGCGGTGCCGGGGTCCGTCCTTCCATTTGTTTTCGGTGTAGAGCCAAGCAACCGGCTCTCCCTCCCCTTCATGGAGGGGGGCGGCGGAAAGCATGGCTTCCCAGATCGCGCGAGGGTGGAACGGCTCGTTGGTCGCGTAAGCCGAACGCAGCATCGCCTCGGTCGGCTCTCTCGGCACATTCACCGTATTCTCTCTGGTCATTTGGTGTCCTTTTTGGTTGGGGGTCACGCCGGGTCCTTCCAGACGATGGCCAGCCAGATCAGGGCGAGGATCGAGAGCGGCCAGTCGATCAGGCGGGGCCGGCGCGGGGTCATGCGACGCGATCCTGGTGGGTAGCCGAGATGTGCGCGATCAACTGGCGACCGAGGTGTTCGGTGTAGGCGGGAGGGATGGCCTCGCTCATTTCGGCGAGCGTTGCCCAGTCCATGCCCAGCGCCTCTGACGCGGCGGCCTTGTGACCACCCTTCCAAACATCACGGGTTCCGCGGCCTCCAGCCTTGGCCGCCCGCTTCCGGGCGTGACCGCCGTACACACCGACAACAGGGCGCGCGTCATGGTCGCAGGGCCGCGGCGCCGAGATCGCGACGTTGCTCTCGAACAGGCGGTGGCGCTGAAGCCTGCACCCTTGCGATTGGAGCCCGAACATCGATCCGCAGAGCGTGACCGGATGGCGCATCGCCCAGCCGGCCTCCTCGACGTTCTCGATGATCCACGGCAGGCCGGACGCCTGCAGCATCGCCCGCGTCTGGTCTATCAGGAGCGGCGCGCCCTTAGCCCCCGGCGCGTGGCGCATGGCCGAGTATCCCTGACACGGCGGGCTCGCGTGAATGGCATCGAACGACCGAATGAACCGCTGGTCGAGCGCGAGCACGTCCGTCTGGATGAACGCGAACGGATACCGGGGCTGCGGCGCAATATCGACGCCGACCACCTCGAACCCGGCGCGGCGATAACCCATGGCAGCGCCGCCGGCACAGCAGAACAGGTCAAGCAATCGCGGCATCACGCCCCCGCCCGGTATCTGGCGAAGTGCGCGGCGGCGGTATCGTAGGCGTCCTTGCCAATCGACGCCCACCAGGCCCGCTCGTTGGTCCGGTGCTGACCATGGATGTGGTGGCCCTCGCAAATCGCGTTGGCGTGGCGGTCGTGATTTTTCCGCCCCATGCCGGGGTTCACGGACCCCTTGGCCACGTCGGAGAAGCGGATGTGCGCCGCCTGTATCGGGCCACTACAGCCGCCCATGTGCCGGGCGTCGCAGGGCTGGCGCCGGAGGTAGGCGAGGAAGCCGCTGTCGGTCTCCCTCGGCTGCCTCTGCCCCTCTCCTGACGGCCGGAACGCCCTATCCCGCTTGAACTGCGGCCCGATGCTGATCACCGGCTTCAGGGCGCGCTTCTGGGCCTTTAACGCCGCGATCTGGCGGTCGATGTCGGGGATGCTGCTCATCGCGGCCCCTCCAGCAGCATCGGGGGCATCTGCCCGTCGCGGTAGGCCTGCTCGATGCGGGGCTGCATGCTCTCGCTGACGGTCGAACCGTCCGGCAGCATCGTGTGTGCCAGGAACTCGTCTTCGATCGTCGTGATGCCCGCGGTGACCGCCTCCAGCTTCGCCTTGATAACGAGCGCCAGAGCGCGCCACCGCTGGCGGCCGGCCTGCTCCCACGCCTTCTCGGCCTCGGCCGGTGACCGAAGCTGGCCCTTCGCGGAGGTGTGCGTGAACTCCCTCGCCTTCGGGTCCGGCATGGGCAGGACGAACTTGATCCGGCGCCCGGCGAGCTCGAAGAAGATCATCGCGCCGGTCGGGTTGGTCGCGTACCCGAACGACGACGCCTTGTAGCGCCGAAGGATGGTCTCGATCTCGGCCCGGCTCTTCTCGACCGAGACGCTGGTTTCGGAGGCGTACCGGGTCACGACAGCTCCTTCCGGCGCCGGGTGATGGCCTTGTTCAGGTCCATCGCCAGCTGGGGCTGGTCGCGCTCCAGATCGCCGAACATCTCCTGATCGGACGGGTTGGCCAGCAGGTGGTCCAACTGCTCCAGCGACAGGCCGTCCATGTCTTCGATCAGGCGGCGCTGCCACACGATGACCGGGTCTTCGGTCTTCACCACCTCGACAGCATCGCCCGGGAAGCCATCGGCCCCGACCGTCGCCGCGTCGTCGGCAGCAGTGGTCGGGGCCTCATCCGACGCCGGGGGAGCGGCGTCGAAGTCGGGAATGTGGTCTTCAGGGTCGAGGGCGTTGTGGACGGTGAAGCCCTCGGTTGGCTCTCCGGTCGGCGCGGCGAGGCGTTCGGCCAGGTTCGGAGCCTCGCGCTGCGTCACGTCACGGACGCCGAAGGCCTGCCCCTCGACCTCCTCGGCGGCATATTCGTTGCCGATCTCCTCCGGGAAGGCGCGGCGCAAGGCAGCGGCCTCGGCGCACTTCTCCAGCTGGCCGCGGGGGCGCTTGGCCCACATGGCGTTGGGCGCCTTCGTATCCCGTTTCTTCGTCGCGTAGGTCTCGATCCAGAAGGTCTTGGGACCGACGAAGGCGACCTTCTGGCCGGCCACCAGCCGATAGACGGTGCATTGCGCCCACTCGGGATAGCGGATCACGGCGCCGCCGAGGTCTTCCTCGATCATCGGGCCGTATTCGGTGTCCTCGAACCCGGCGAACGAGCCGGTCCGCATGGCCGTTGTTCTCAGTTCCGCAATGCCAGGCCAGACGGTGTCGACCATCCCGCCGCGCTTGGAGTCGTAGATCGGGACGATCTGGACGGGCTTCTTGAAGATGTCGAGGTTGCGCGCCCGGCAGTACGCCAGCGCCATGACGATGCTGTCCGGCGAGGCGGCGGCGGGGAAGACGGCCTCAACGAGGACCTTCCAGCCGCTCTTGTCGATGCCGAAGCGCTCCTCAACGACCGGGTGGAACGGGAGGCGCGGGGCCTGAAATTGGACGACGGCGTTCATGTTTACGCGGCTTTCGGTTGACGGTTGTTATCGTTGGCCTCTGCCGCTTGCAGCTCGAGCTCGGTGTCGATGCGCTTGGCGGCGTAGGCAGGAAGGGAGAGGTAGCTGGCGTCAGCACCGCCCGGCCCCGGCCAGATGCCGGTGTCGATGCAGCGGGCCATGGTGCGGAGTGCGGCGCGGACCTGGAGCCTGCCCCTCTCAATGTCGTCGGGGGTCAGCTGGGTGACGCGGACGCAGAAGGGCTCGGCCTTCTCGACCCAGACCAGCGCGAAGGCTTCCATGGTCAGGCCGAGGACGGCTTCCAGCCCCATGCCGACGACGGCCGCTTGAACGTTGTAGCCATAGCTGGCCAGCGACTTGGCGAGCGCATCGTCAGTCACCGACACCGTCGTCTTGAGGTCCGCGACCACGCCCGACCCGTTCGGGATCACGTCCGGGCGGCTCTTGATCCAGATGCCGGTCTCCGCGTCCTTCCAGATCAGGAACCGCTCAACCTTGCCGTCGAGGATGCCCGCCTTCACCAGCGGGTGACGGGCGAGGCTTTCGGCCATGCCGGTCACCGCGTCCAGATCGTCCTGGGTGATGACCGTGCGGCCGGCGAGCGTCTGTTCGTCACGCCAGACCTTGGCCTCCTTGGTGCGCCAGTCCGACCAGCAGTCCGGGCGGGTGACGAACTCCTTCTCCAGCCCATCCCGACCTTCCAGCAGCAGCCGGTGAGCGAGGCGGCCCAGCGAGAAGGCGGGGCTGTCCTCAGGCGGGGCTGCGGCCGGGTTGAGGCTCGACCGGGCATAGAAGTGAGCCGGGCTTTCGGCCCAGATCGTGCGGAGGCCGCTGGACGACACCGAGGGGCCGTCCGTGATCTGGGTGTGATACCGATCAAGCGAGAGGTTCCAGACACCGGCCTCGGTGATCTTCTGGCCCTCGGGGAGGTGGCGGGGGTTGGCGAGGCTCATGGCCGTCTCCGGAGTGGAATGTAGGCGATCACGCAGCAGCCGATCGCGATGGCGAGGAACGAGAGACCGAGGCCCATCAGGCGGGACAGGCGGGGATGGCGAAGGGGTCAGGACGAGCCACGCGGGGCCGGTATTCCCGGTGCGCGATGATCTCGACCCGCTCCAGGATCAGCCCGTCATGACGGCAGGCGTTGTCCCGGACCCAAGCCTTGCCGGCCTCACGGTCGCCGAAGGTGAAGAGGACCCGGCCAGTCCCGTTGACGGCCTGAAAATCAGTTCTCACGACGCGGGCCATCAGGCGGCCCTCGGCCGGCCGCCGCCGTGGCTGGCTTCACCGCCCTTGCGTCCCGCTGAGGCCGCGAGGTCACGGTTCTGGCTGAAGGAACGCTTGTCGGCGGCAACGGAAGCCCCACCCTTGGCAGCGATCTCGCGGCGGCGTTCCAGCGAGAGGCTGGCGAACCCGCGCAGATGGACGCGGTTCGGTTTGACGGTATCGGTCATGGGTCAGCTCCAGTTGATCAGCAGGAAGAGGGGCGGCCCGACGATCAGGGCTGCGGTGAGGTAGTGGCGGAGAAGCCGGGTCATGCGGCCACCGCCACGGCGCACGGAGGAAGCGGGTCGTTCCGCTCGGCCTCCCGGATGGCACGAACAAGATCACACACCATCGCGAGGTCCGTCTCGACCAGCTCCTCGTGGGTCGTCGCGAGGACGCCCTCGATCTGGAACCGGAGGGCCTCACGGGCGAGGACGGGGTTCTGCCGGCGCCCGGTGTGGACCGAGACGATGGTCCGGCCCTCGACCCGATAGCGAGGCCCCCTGCCCTCTTCGTTGGCGGCGACCTGGCGGAGGACAGACGGCATGATCTTGGCGATGTGCTGCATGCCGGAAAGCGGGCTGGAGCCGTCCATCAGGCAGCCCTCTCGCGCACGATCTCGGACAGGGCGATCAGCGCATCCGCAGCGGCGGAGCGGGCGTTGTCCTTGGCGTCACACGCGGCTTCCGGAGTGTCGTGTTCGGAGACCGTCTCGTAGTCGCCGTTCGGGTAGACGATGACCACGCGGTAGATGCGCTCAACGCCCGGCCAGATCAGCAGCTCGCCCATCACGCCGCCTCCGCCAGAGCCGCCACCTGAGCGGTGCGGGTGCCGTCAGTGGCGAAGCCCCGCGCGGACAGCTCGGCCCAGATGCGAGCGTGAAGGTCCGACGCGCGTCCCGAGCAAGCGAATGTCTCAAGGTCTTTCAGGTCGCGGTCGGACAGAGCGGTCAGGTCGGCGGGCGCGGTCTCGATTGCGATGGCGGCGTAGTGCTCGCCCAGAAGCCCGCCGTCGAAGATGTAGGGACGACCGGCCAGCATTCGGACGCCCGGCTCATTCCCGGTGCGCGGGGCAAGGCGCGGGTTGGTCCAGATTGCGGCGGTGGCGTTGGTGGCGGTGGACATGGCGGGTCTCCGTGTGTGTGGAGACTGTGCATTCCTGCACGGGCCGTGTCAATGCACAAATGCACGGTCCACGGCGAACGGCTGGTGGTAGCCTGATCGCTGATCGGAGGGAGCGATGACCCAGCTAGCGATGGACCACTTCGTTACGGCCCGAGCCGGGTTCCGGCGTCGGCTGTCCGCGTCGCGCGCCGAGCGCCTTGGTCGGCCAATCAAGGGCCACGAATTTGACGACCATGGAATGCTGATCGAGGTCGACGGACCACCCGCCCCTCCGATGGCTTTCCACCTCGTGTACTCGGACGCGCAGAACCAGTTGAGCGGCCGCTGCGTCACGCTCCAGTCCATCAAGGAAGAGATCGCCGACCTTCGACTCTGGGCATACTGTCACATGAGGTTGGCGGTCAGAGCGTTCATCGCGTCGCGCGTGGTCGAAGCGACCGACCTCTCAACGGGCGAGGTTCACGAGGACGGCCTGTCGTTCTTCCGAAACCACCCGATGCTCAGGCCGATGACAGCCGAGGGCATCGCGGCCATGTCGCCCGAGCTGATCGCACTCCAGGAATGCCGGGACGAGATAATCGTCTTGAGCTTCGTCGGAGCGTCGGACGGGGATTTCGATGAGGAAGAGCAGGAGCAAATCGTCCGGCACGTCATGATCCGCACCGACGAGCCCTTGAACGAGACGGTCATCCGGCAACGCGTTCGGTCGTGGGCACCTGACGAACGATCGTTTGAGCGCGCCCTAAACCGGCTCTGCGCCGGCGAGGGCAACGCCACCGAGCTCATGCGTTCGATTTGCCGTGTGATCGACGCTGACGGTGAGATTGACCCCGAGGAAGTCGCGTTCGCCAGCGAGGTTCAGGCTCGACTAGCGGCCGCTGGACGACTGTGAGAGGTATCGGGCCAGAAACTCTGCATCGAGCTTCGCGAAGGCCTCCGTTCGCCACTGATTGATAGCGGCAGCAGTGCTCTGCCCGCGAGCGGCGTCTGTGGTCAGACCCCCATCGACACGGGTTGTGTGGCTGAGGACGTAGGACCGCTCGACCTGTCCGCCGCGCTCGACTTCGAGAAGCACGGATCCTGACGCGACGAACGTCCGAGTTCGCAAAGAGCCAGCGATGCCGCCCACGATAGGAAAGAGATCGCTCCCGCCGCGCTCGACGGTCACCTCTGCGTTCAGAACGGACGCCCGCACCGTAGGCTCGCCGCTTCCCGACAACCGTGCCGCGAGGTGAGCCTGCAGACCGTCTGCAATCGCCTCGCTGAATCGGGGCGAGTAGAGCTCAGATACATCGGCTGACACTGTGGTCGGTGATCTACGCGGCGTTTCGCCGGCGGTGTTCACCACGACGAACGAGCTCGCGATGATCGGGGCGGCCGTTGGCTGATATGTCGACACCGGAATTGCCCGAGGAGCGGCCGTCGCGCATCCGCTCAACGCCAGTAGCAATGCTGCAGCGATTGCCTTGTTCATCAAAATCTCCTGATCGCCGCGAGCAACAGCCCTGTGATCTGGACCTCAACGTCTCCGCCCGCGCCATCGTCCAGCTGCACGGCTTCTGCCCAGCGCGGGTTGGTAGAACGAGGCCAAAGGGTCAGGCCGCCGTCAGTGACCTCGACTTCCTTGAGTGTGATCTCCCGGAGTGCGCCGCCGTCCCGGTAGCGCGTCACCTCGACGATCATCCCGGTGTTCAGGTTTATGCCCGCCTCTCCCAGGTCAACGATGTGCGCCAGGTCGCCGGGGAATATCTGGCGCGCGTTCATCGAGTCGCCGCGGACTTCGCGGAGCCACTGGCGGGCGTGGGGGTATCGCCGGTCGAGCGCGGCGGTGAGGAAAGTAGGTTCGTCCTGCGCAGTATCGTCGATCAACAGCCATGCCCCCGCCTGAACGGGACCGATAAGGGGCAGCTCCGTCGTTTCTGGACGTAGGGCGGCCATGGTGGCCAGTGCTGTAGGGACGGCGACGCCGGCGGCCATGGCGATCTTCTGGAGCGTCGCGGCCTTGGGCGTGAAGGGGAATGTCGGGTCGTTGAGCGGGCGGGTGATCGTCGTCGGCGCCACGCCGGCTTTCTTGGCCAAGGCGTAGGGTTTCAGTCCCGAGACGCGAAGCGCCTCAGTCAAAAAAGCCCGCGCCAGATCTCCGGTTTCGACCATGGCCGGATAATGCACAGAAGCCTGATCAGCGGGTCGTGCATTTGCGCATTGACTAACCGTGCATTCCTGCACATTCTCTCGGCCATGCAACAGGTCGCCCCCGAAGTCATCGCCCTCGAAAAGGACGCCAACGACCACGGCGTCGTCATGGCCCATGTGCTGGCCGCTGCCGAGGTGGTTCCGTCGACGTGGTTCCGCTGGCGAAACAAGGGCATCGAGCCGCGCATGGCGACCTTCAGAAAGGTGCGTCATGAGCTCGACCGCCTGATCGCCGCCAACGACGCCATCGCCCAGGAGCGCGCGGCGTGACCGAGGCCGAGGTCCGCAGGATTGTCCGGGAAGAGATCGCCGCGTGGGACGGGCGGATCGGGAAAAGCGTGCTGGCTGCGGTCAGGAGCTCTGCCGATTTTCACGGACACATCGCTCAAGCAGGTCGAGCCGCGTTTGCCGAGCGTCAAGGTCGGCCGCAAATGGATGCTGAACCCTGCCCGACTCCAGCGCCTGAAACTCAAGCCGCACCTCGCGGAGCCTGTCTTCCAGCACGTCGGGGTCAATCCGATGAATAGCGGCGGCCAAGTCCGTGATGATGAGGTGCAGGGCTGCGATGTGATCGCCCGTGGCCTTGGCCGGCGCGGCCATGTGGTCGTCCATTTCAGGTCTCCGGTGGGGTGTGACAGCCGCACCGTTGAGGCCACCGGCGGGGGCGTCAACCCTCCCCCTCGCGCCTCCGCCGGTGTGCCCCCTCTCACGGAGCCCGCCGATGACTGACAAGTCTCAGGTGATCGCGACGGTCGGCGACCTTCTCGCTGTCGGGGCCAAGGCGGGCGCGGCGCGAATCCTCTTCAACGCCTCCCTGATCGCCCAGCGAGAGGCCGCAGAGGGTTTCGACCCGCCGAAGCCCGTCGTCGGCAAGGCCGCTGAACATCTGAACCCCACGAACGACAACCACGGCCCCGGCCCCTCTTCCACCGCCTGAAACTACGGCCCCGGCCACGGGGCGTCACCCAAACGATCAACCGGAACGGTTTGCGAACATGAGCGTCCCCGTCATCAAGGCCATTACCCGCCGCATCCGGCTCCGCATGGGGTCAACCGCCAACGCAGCCATGGCGGCCGGCGTCTCACCGGGAGTGTTCTCGCACTATGAGAATGACGACCACCCCGACACCACCATCCCGCTTCACCGCTTCGTCATGGCGGCCAACGCTGAAGAGCGCGAGGCCCTGATCGAACTGCTGAAGGGGGATGGACTGGCCTCGCGAGCCGACATCGGGACCGAGGCCAGCGAGACGATCGAGAGCGCGGTCGATATGGGCCGGCTGATCCGCCTCGCCACCGCTGACGGCGTGGTCACCGAGACCGAAGCCCGCCCGATCCGGGCCAAGGCCCTCGAAACCATCGCCCAGGCTGGCGACGTTCTGAAGGCGTTGGGCTGATGCGCGCCGACTACATCCGCACATCACAGCGCGGCAGCCAGTACGAGCCGCACGAGGACACGCTGATCTGCCGAATGGTCGCCGGCCAGCGCGCGTTGCAGGACATCGCCGCGGCGTTAGAGCGGTCTGAAAAGAGCGTTCAGCAGCGCATCCACGTCCTTCGCAAGGCGGGCGACATCGCGGGCTACTCGCCCCGCCGGAAAGTTCTCGAGGTCGAGCAGTCGGTAAGCCTGACGCCGCCTCTCGAACTGCGGCTCGACGATGATCTGGTCCGCACTGTGCGCCGCCTGGGCGGGTTCCCCCGCGCCGAAGTCGTCGGAGGCCGGACCTTCTGGCTGACCCACGACAATCGTCAATGGCAGTACGGGGTGGCGGCGTGAGTGAGATGGCCCTGAACTTCTTCCAGCGCCACCGCGCGAAGATCGTTTTTGCCGGTCCTGACGACTGCTGGCTCTGGACGGCGGGCAAGTACAGGAACGGCTACGGACAACTCACGGTGGACAGCAAGAAGCGGCTTGCACACCGCGAGGCCTATGAGGATGCCAACGGCAAACACTCTGCCCATGGTCTCGTCGTTCGCCACAAGTGCGACGTGAAATCCTGCGTCAACCCTGCCCATCTGGAGCCCGGCACTGTCGCTGACAACAATCGCGACATGATTGAGCGCGGAGGCCACAGGTATGTGGCGCACCAAGGCGAGGCAAACGGCAGGGCCAAGATCACTGAAGACCACGTCCGCACCATCAGGGCAGCCTACGTTCGCGGCAGTAGCGAGTTCGGCCTGCGCGCGCTCGCAGAGCAGTTCGGCGTGACCCAAGTGCTCGTCAGCCGTGTCGTCCGCCGCAAGGCTTGGAGCCACGCTGTATGAGCCGGAACGAAGATCACATCCTGTCCACCATTGACCGTCGCAGGGATAGAGGCACCGCCTCCGCGCGAACGATCCAAGTCCGCGCCTCTGCTGTCGAGGCTGTCAACGCCTTCGTTACCAGCCTCCCGGAAGAGGACCGCTGCGACGCGATGAACGCCGCCATCCGCCATCTGCGCACCCTTTACGGCTCCGGCGAGGGCGAGCGGGAAGCCGTTTCGCTGTTCGGCTCGCTGGCGTGGTCCGCGACCCTCCAGGCCCGCGCCGCCGTCGCCCGCGCAACCGCGGAACAGGCGATGGCCAGACTGACCAACCACGCGAACGACGAGGATCCCCGATGACCGACACCATGACCGTGCAGCGCAGCTGCCCCACACCGCTGCAGCTGGCAGAAAGTCGCTGGCAGGGACGCGCCATGCGAGGAAGCCAGCCGGCCATGGTCGCGCTTTACGAAAGCGACCAACACCCGGGCTACTTCCATTGTGAAGTGACCATTGGCGGCGAGACCGTTGAAACCCGCCGACCAGTAAAAGCCTCGGGGGTTGCGCAAGTGCTTGGCTGGATGCTTAAGCCCGCCGGCTTTACCGTCGAGGATCTTTTCTGGGAGGCCGTGAGGGCGTGGAAGCCAGCGCCTCCGAAGCCCGCCGAGACCAGCGTGGTGTACTTCCTCGCCGCCGGCCCGTTCATCAAGATTGGCAAGGGCTCGGGAGACGCGACGAAACGCGCCTCTGAGCTTCAGACCGGCTGCCCATACCCGATCACGATCTTGGCTACGATGCCGGGCGGTGTCCGCGAAGAGAAGGCGCTTCACCGCAGGTTCGCCCGCATCAGGGCGCACGGCGAGTGGTTCCGCGCCGAGGACTTCCTGCTCAACTTCATCGCCAGCATCGTGGACGAAGCGTGATGGAAATGCTGTCTCGTGATGAAGTGCCATCGGACCTTTCCGGTGCCGAAACTTCCGGCCTTCTGACGCTGTCAGACGGACGATCCGTTCCCTACGTCGTCCACCCTCTTGCCGCTCGCCTGCCGACGATGTCGGGGCCTGCCCTGGCTGCGTTCACCGAGGATGTTCGTCAGCATGGCGTGCGCAGGCCGATTGTGTTGCTCGACGGCCAAGTGCTTGACGGCAGGCATCGTTATCATGCGGCCCGGGAAGTCGGCTGCGGATACGATGTCGTCGACTTTATCGGCGACGACCCGGTTGCGTTCGTGCTGTCCGAGAATGTTCACCGTCGCCACCTGTCAGAAACGACCAGGGCGCTGATGGCGGCGGACTTCGCCAAGCTCGGAAGGGGTAACCCCGCATTCAAATCCGCATCGGTGCGGAATAGCGAAACAACGGCAGAGGTCGCCAAACGGTTTGAGGTTTCACCGCGTCTCGTCGAGAGCGCGAAGGCCGTGGTGCGCGATGCTACGCCGACTCTGGTTGCCATGGTCGAGCGGAACGAAACGAGCCTCGCCGCCGCCGTCGCCGTCGCCAAGCTCCCCGAGGCCGAACAGGTCGAGATCGTCGCCCAAGGGCCGGACGCCGTTCGTGCGGCTGCGAAGGAATCTCGCGCGCCGAAGGCTCCGGCGGACAAGCGCCCTGCCAACGGCCTCTCCGGCCTGACGCGCGAAGGCCTCGAAGACGCGGTGACCGGCCTCCGTACCGAAAACGCCGACCTTCGCTCGCAGCTCGCTACGGTGAAGACCGAACGCGACGACCTGAAAGCCCGCCTGAAGGAGGCCACGGCGGAAGATCAGGGCAAGGTCATCGGCGCCCTGCAGAAGCAGCTTCAGGCGGCCAAGTTTTCCCGCGACGAGGCGCTGGCCGCGACCAAGCGCATGGAGTTCAAGCTCAAGAAGGCTGAGGCTCGGGTGAAGGAGCTGGAGGAAACCCCGATCGACATGGGGCAGCCGTGAGCATCCTCGCCCGGATCAGAGCGAACGGCGGAGACGTGGCCCGGCAGGAATGGCGGTTCACGCTCAAGCGCGGCCGGCTGACGACTGAGGCCCAAACCTGGCTCAAGGCGGCAGGGCGCTGGCGGCTGGCCTGCTCAGAGGCGTGGCCGCTGTTCGACCTGTGGGAAGAGCGGGCTGCAATCCGTGAGTTCGACGGCGGCCAGACGCGGGTCGAGGCCGAGCGCGCCGCCTATGCGGAGGTCGCCGGATGCTGAACCTCGTCGACACCCGCGAGATCGTCCTGCGCGATTATCAGGCCAACGCCATCGACGCGCTGCGAGAGAACATCCGCAAGGGCGTGAAGCGGCTGATCCTGTGCGCCGGCACCGGGGCCGGCAAGACGCTGACCTCCGCCGAACTGCTGAAGGCTGCGCACCGCAAGGGCAGCTATGCCCTGTTCATCGTCGATCGCGTCGCCCTGGTCGATCAGACCAGCGCGGTGTTCGACGAATACGGCATCCCGCACGGCATCGTTCAGGGGATCAACCCGCGCTGGGCGCCGCGCGAGCACATCCAGATTTGCTCGGCCCAGACGCTGGCCCGGCGCGTCCTGCCCCGGCAGCCCGACCTGATCGTGGTCGATGAGTGTCACTGCCAGTTCAAGGCGACGCAGGACTACATGGCCGCCAATCCAGACGCGGTGAAGATCGGCCTGACCGCCACTCCGTTTACACCCGGCCTCGGCCAGCATTGGGACGGCATGGTCAACGTGATCCCGACCCGGGCACTCATCAACGAGGGCTATCTGGTCGAGCCGAAGATCTACGTGGCGAAGAGCCCGGATGATCGGGATTTCGGGCTCAACAGCTTCGGCGAGTTCTCCGACGAAGGCGCCGCGTCGGCCGGGATCAAGATCGTCGGCGACGTGGTCGAGGAATGGATCGGCAAGACGCAGGAGCATTTCGGCGGGCCGGCGAAGACCATCGTGTTCAGCCCGACCGTTGAGCATGGCCGCGAGCTCTGCGCCGCCTTCTCCGCCGCCGGGTTCAACTTCCAGCAGATCAGCTACCTCGACAAGGACGACGACGAGCGCGCGGCCAAGATCGCGGAGTTCCGGCGTCCGGACAGCCTGATCCATGGCCTGATCTCGTGCGGCGTCCTGACCAAGGGCTTCGACGTTCCCGACGTTCTGATCGGGGTCTCGTGCAAGCCCTACCGCAAGAGCCTGTCGAGCCACATGCAGGAGATCGGCCGGATCATGCGGCCCATTCCAGGGCAGCAAAAGAAGGCCCTCTGGCTCGATCACAGCGGCAACATCGAGCGGTTCGCGCTGGATATGTTCGATGTCTGGGAGAACGGCGCAGGCGAACTGTCGAAGGCGGAGAAGCGGGACTCGAAGCCTCGGGAGCGTAACGAACAGGTCCGCGAGAAGGTCGTCTGCCCGGAATGCTCCGGCGCGATGCGGGGCAGCACCTGCATGGCCTGCGGCTGGGAGCGGCCAGCCCGGTCACACATACACGCCGTCGAGGGTGAGCTGCGCGAGTTCGACGCTGCGGCCCTCGGGATCGAAGCACGGGCTGGGCTGCGGGCGGATTGCCTGAAGCATCCCCGCCGGGTTTGGGAAGCCGCGCTGACCGCCTGCGCAAGCCGGACGCGGAAGGGCGAGGACCATGCCCGCCGATGGGCCTATGGCATCTATCGCGGCGTCTATCCCGGGTCGAAGCTGCCCTTCGGCTGGTACGATATCCGCATCCCCTGTGATGTCGACACCGGCGCCCTGTCTCTGGTCGAGCGGGAAATCCTGCGCTTCCGGAAGAACAGCAACGCGAGGCAGGCGGCATGAACGCACCACTGCCTGCCGGTCCCTTCGGCTGCATTCTCGCTGACCCGCCTTGGGCCTTCCGCACCTACAGCGGCGAGGACGCAGTGCCGACGCTGGCGAACGATCCCTACCCGACCATGACTCTCGACCAGATGAAGGCGCTGCCTGTGGCCGACGCCGCCGGACCGGACTGCCTTCTCGTCATGTGGGTGATCTCGTCGCACATCCCGCAGGCACTGGAACTCGCCGAGGCGTGGGGGTTCACCTACCGCAGCCTTGGTCCGGTCTGGATCAAAGAACGGTCTCCGGACCAGACCGAGATGTTCGGCCATGGCCCGATCTGCGACCTCGGCATGGGGTACTGGTTTCGGCAGCAGGCGGAGATCGCCTTCGTGTTCGGTCGCGGATCACCGACCCGGCTCTCGGCGGGCGTCCGTCAGGTTATGGCGGAGCCGCGCCGGGAGCATAGCCGGAAGCCAGACCTGACCCACGAGCGCGTCGAGCGACTTGTCGCCGGGCCGTATCTGGAACTGTTTGCCCGCGCCCCGCGCGAAGGCTGGGCCGTCTGGGGCAACCAGACCGACAAGTTCGCGGTGGCGGCATGACCACCCTGTCCCTGACAGACGCGATGCGCGATGCCTGCGCAGCGGTCGGCATCGAGCCGCCGACGCGCCGCCTTGTGCCCGATGTCTGGATCAGGACCGACACCAAGGGGAAGAACGGCAAGGGCGACGGCAGCGTGAAGCTCGATGTCGACCTCAAGGGCGGCACGGCCATGAACTACCAGACCGGACTGCATCAGCGGTTCCGGCTGGGCGTGGCGTCAAACGACAACCGGCCCGTCGATCCCAAGATCGCGGAGCAGCGCCGGGAGCGAGAGCAACAGGTCGAGGCCGAGCGCCGGGAAGTCGAGCGCATCTGCGCCGCCATCGTGGCCGGCTGCCGAGAGGACCGACACGCCTATTTCGACAAGAAGGGCTTCCCCGACGAGGTGGGCCTGGTCTGTGATGAGCCTCGCGTCCACTTCCCCGCCAACCGCTTCGGCGAGGCTCTAGGGCGGGCCCTTCCCGATGGTCGAGGTCTTCCGCTCCTCGTGATCCCTGGCCGGATCGGCTCGAAGCTGGTCACGGTCCAGTTCATCACCACCACAGGCGAGAAGAAGAACATCCTGAAGGGCCAGATGGGCGGTGCCTTCCACAGGATCGCCACGGGCAGGGACACATGGGTCTGCGAGGGCATCGGCACGGCACTGACGGTTCGGGCCGCCCTGAAGGTCCTTGGGGCCAATGCGACGGTGTTGAGCGCCTTCTCGGCCTCCAACGTCGGCAAGGTCGCAGAGGGCATCGCTGGATCTCGGATAGCCGCCGACAACGACAAGCCGGTCGAGACGCTGGAGAACCGCGGCGCCGGCGAGTTCTACGCCCGCCGCTCGGGACGGAAGTGGGTGATGCCGCCCGACCTGGGCGACTTCAACGACTACCACGCCAAGCACGGACTTCGGGCCACCGCCCTCCTCCTCCGGGAGGCGCTGGGATGACACCGAGAGCCCCCGCCATCTCCAACGGCGGGGTCTGGTCCGATCGGTCGGTTTCGATGAGAGACGGCGGCGACGGAGCAGGAAGGCACACCGTGGGGCAGGAACCCGTGCAAGCGCAGTCCGAAAGAGAGAAGCGCGGTTCCCGGCATGTGAGGCAATGCCGACATAGTAGCTCTCAACGACGCGGGGGAACTCACCTCACCGCATCGGCCCAAGGCGGCGGCCCGGCTCCGGCCAGCAAGACCACCAAGGGCATATGGACTAGCCGCCGGTCACCTCTGTGGCCGGGGCTAGTCGTCCTATGCCCGGACAACAACCCTCTCCATCCAGCAAATCAGAATACTCAGGAAGAACAGGAGCCTCTCCATGGCACGTAAGCGCAAAAACAAGCCCTCGAAGCCTCGCGTGATGGTTGCGGTGTCGCCAGCGAACGATGACGCCGCTGTGGCTCCGGCCGTCATTCGCGAGCGCCGTCAGGAGGCCGCTCGCCTCAAGGCCCAAGGTGCTGAGGTCAACGCGGACAAGCGCACGGGCGAGATAAGGGGCGCATGGCGCAAGGACGTGTTCGAGACCCTGCGGAACCGGAGAGGCAAGCCAGAGGTGAAGGGCCAGCTTGGCCGTCCCGCCCTTCCGCAGCGGTCTTACGAGGCGTTCCGATCCCATGAGCGCGACATCCACATGGCTGAAGGTGCAGGCAACCCCGACCGGCGCCCCGACTTCATCCGATCGACATCCGGGGGAGCACCAGGCCAGAACGTCACGGCCGAAATGCTCGACGCGGCCGAGCGGGTCAGAAAGACCATGCGGGCAATGTCACCCCCCGATGCCCGGCTCGTCAGCGTCCTTCTCACCGGAGAGAACGCTCTGGCGAAGAACTGGCGGGCTGTCGTGGAGAAGGAAACCGGCGAGCATCAGGACGAGGCCCAAGCCGCCCGCATCCGCGCCCTTGGGGAGAACCTGTACTACGCCCGGTCGGTCGCCAACACGGAGCCCGCGAGCGCAGCGAACGACACGGGGGAGCGCAAGCCGAAGGAGAAGCCGGTCACATGGTTTAGGGGTCACGACTTCGGCTGACCACCACCCCTTGATCAACCGGCCGAACTGTGGGTACATCAGGCACGGTCGCTTCGCGCGTCCAGACATCGGCCCCGCCCTCACCCGGCGCGGGCCGTTTTCGTTTCAGACCCCTGACCACGTCATAGCTACGGCGACGGGCTGGCTCAGGGGAGTGAGGCGAGACCAACACACAGGAGGCGAGGATGCTGTACTGGCTCTTCCTCTTGGCCAACACGATTCTGCAGCCTTGGGGCTGGACCTTGGGTCTTTCTCGGACGCCGGTCTTTGCCGGCGAGGACGCCGGATGGGCGGTCTATCGCCCCGGCCCGGTGCGCCTTGGCCTGTATCGGTTTCCGAGACCATCGCGCCCCGCCTGACCGTATGGCCAGAACAGGGCGGCGAGACGACCGGAGCGCAGAGGCTGAAGGATACCGCAGGCTCTACCGCACGAAGCGCTGGCTCCTGATCCGCAAGGCCCAGCTCGCAGCCTACCCATTGTGCCAGACCTGCTTGAGCCAGGGTCATGTCACCCCGGCCACCGTCTGCAACCACGCCGACAAGGATAGCAAGGCGACCGTCGAGGGGTTCTTCGGCGGCCCCTTCACCAGTGAGTGTAAGCCCTGCCACGACAGCGTCATCCAGAAGCAGGAGAAGCGCGGTCACCTGATCGGATGCGACGAGAGCGGAACACCGCTCGACCCAAACAGTCCGTGGCGCGCCTGACCCCACGGGGGGAGGGTAAAAGTCCAGACCAACCGCCTTACGGACCGGCGGGGGCTCCCTCC